ACTAACCTGTTTAACTCGGAAATCTGATATCTCGTACAATGAGATGTTATCTTCTGGTGCTTCAATATATGTGTTATTAGGGTTGTCCCCATTACGATACAATAAAATCGCGTCACTAGCATTACCGCCCTTTACAGTCATTTTCGCAGCGTCTCTAAAGTTTTGACCTGCATTCATATTAATGTCGTACAAGTGAATTCTGTAATGTACATCTGCTGCTTCAACACTATCACTGGTGTTTATTTGACCAGTGTTACGCAAAGATTTTATTCTGGCATATCCAATTACGGCGTCACTACTGTTAAGAAGCGAATACCGTTGTTGAGTGTTTAAGTTGGGTATACCACTAGTTGTTGCCCAATTACCCAAATAAGAAGGAGAACTATCAACTGCTCTTGTGGCGCCATCGCTCAAAGCACCAACGTAGTTCTTATATGGCGTGACAGTCTTCTTATCAGAATCAGTAGTGACCGAAACTGGTTTCAGTACATCGAGGTTTTTCTCGAGTTGCTGTTCTAAGCGATAACCATCTAAGTATGCTATTGGGTTATTACCAAATTCGCCAACTGGCATGTGGTATCGAATCTTATTCACTACCTGATTAGAGTCCCTTTCTTGAATCTCAAGGTTGAAAGGATGGACAACAAACTTACCAGTTGTTTCTTCTTGGCGCTCTGCCAGACGCTTTTCGACTTGATTGAAACTATCCGTACCTTCTTTGATCTGTACAATTTTAGTTTCTCTAACGGTAGCGAAAGGCAAGAAGTCTAGATTATCAGCAACTGCATCTCTAGTTGCGAGTAACAATCGAATTCTAAATCTATCAGCACCAGGAGACGAAAGGTTCGGGCGAGCACCTTGGTTGTCATACAGTGCTTCATCATCAAGCACAGTAACCACATCTTGTACTACTTCAAAACCAACGGCGGCATTAGCGACTTCGCTATAAGGCGAAATGACTATTTGTTGCGCAGGTGCGTATACAAAGAATCCTTGAGTAAAGAAGTCTGCGCCCTGCATAGTAAACATGACACCTTTGCCAGTAGGCGAAGGAACGTCCGAACGACCTTCCACAACTTGAAGGTCGTCCAATCCTGGACTTGTAAGGGTCTCGCCCAAACCAAAGGTCAATGGTGTAGTTTGAGTTTCTGTAGAGTTAGTTTTGTTCTGTCCAGCGTCGATGTATCTTCCATACAATACTGGGAAAGATCCTGTACCATCATTAGCATCAGTGACTTCTACGTGACTGACTACAAATTTTAGACCCGACGTTCCGGTCTTAGCAGCACCCGTAAAAACTGCGCCGAGATATTGTTTTGCTTCTTGGGGCAATACAGGATTAGTAACATCCGTTGTTCTGGCAACTACAACATAGTCGCGGATTTCAGTACCAGCACCTGAAGACTTAGGACTTACAGCAGCACCATCTAAGAAAATATTTCGGGCGAACCGAGTAATCTGCGTTTGTAGAATAGTTTGTAACTGTGTAAGTTCACGTGCCTGCAAAGGGCGACCGCTATTGAACAGGATACGTTGATATCCGGCACTATCAAGGAAGTCGTCCTTGTATACACCTTTGAAAGTATTTTCAGTAAACTGCTGAGGCATTTTTGTTTTCCTTACAGGTCAATAACGATTTTGACGTCTTCAGTTTGTTCGTCGTCGCGGACAATCGCTACTCTGTTATCTATGTAGATTACGGTTCCAGAGAATCTGTCTGCTTCTGCTGGTCTTAAGTTTGGTCCATTAGAATTAGGTACAATGTTACAGGTTCCTAAATTACCTGTCTTGTTCCTGTTCTCATAGAAAGTCAATGAGTGAGTTGCATCACTTTCAAACATTTGGAAACCAGTTTCTCTAGTTTGGTGCACATATGCGATTTCATTAGTCGCATCAAAGTAATCTAGGATACAAGCAGGTTCTACTGGCAGTCCAGTACCACCCTGCACAATTAATTGGTCGCCAGTCAAATCTCCGGCGAAACCAGCAGCACCAGTAACATACAATTTCTTATAGACTTGCGCTGTTACAGCAGTCGTAGCAGAATCTCTTCCGAGCGCAGGAACAAAACTACCGAACTGCGCTGAATCTTTTTGTGGATTCTTAATAAGACCTACCTGACGGAAGTCATTACGAACATTAAAATCGTTGTTCTCAGTGCCAGTCAAAGTTGTATGGAACATAAGGGCAGATGAATTCAGGTTAATAACTGGGTTGCTGCCCATGCCAGAATCACCGCCAACGATAATTGCTCGTCCTTTTGCTCCAGTGCCGCCACCGCCATCAAAGTGAATACTAGCATTAGCATAGTTTTGACCAAAACGATAAACGTCTGAGTCACCAATATTTCTTTTCATAACTACTTGGAACACTGATCCGTTAGCAACACGTGCAACTGCCTCAGCAGAATCACGACTCTTAACCATTTTAGTACCAAGTTTGAAATTTGCATTAGGAAGGCGATGCGGTGTACCAATGATGCTTACGGTAGGAGGTGTTGTGTACCCAGTACCGCCAGAGTCTATTGCAATACCAACGATTTGCCCTCTTACTGCACTATCTTGTATCTGCCATTGGTTTTGGCGAGCAGTCGTTGCGTTGATATATCGAGGATCTTGCTCTGAGTCGGCGAGGAACTTTTCTACTGGCATGTAGGCAGAAGTCAAAAACTTACGTGCTTCTGCTGCACCAATGGTGAACAGGAATTTCCAAACGTATCCATCTTCTTCGTTTGAAAACGGTAAAATTTGTCGTTTAGTTGGTTTATACAACGAAGGTTTTTGGTTGCCTTGATCGTCATAACCTGCTGCCAAGCAAACGAAAACTGAGTTATCGTCAGTGATCACATAATACGGATATTGAATATCTCCAGTTGCGCCGATCGTAGTGTTAGAACTGTATTCGTTATCCCAAGCACTGTAAAAGTTACCGAAAGTCCAGTTGTATCTCGGTACAACGTATGAGATATCAGTAATAAGTTTTAGAGACTGAAGCGATTCTTGGTATTTGATCACTTCGTTTTCAGAAGGGTTGGGAACCGGAGGCAGTCTTTCGCTTTGACCAGCACTAACTGAGTCCCACTCTTCTGCGCGACCAATACCCAAATAAAATCTATCAGAGTCAGTACCCTGCGTCTTACCGATATTAAGATAAGACTGATAGATATTATCCAATATTTCTCTTTTGAATTTGTCTGATACTGTAGCCGCCATTATTTTTTACTCTTATTGATTAATCCTAGTTTGAGATGCCGAATCAAAACCCATGGCAATCCAGTTGTTGCCGACCCACATTACTTCTACGCCACGAGCACCGTCTACAAAGAAAGAAGACCCCGAACCAAAGTTAGCAGGAGTCACCAAGGCACCAGCAGAAGTGGTGCTTACGAACTTTTTAGTTTGACCTGTATTAGTTCCGTCTGCCAGCGTCAAAGATATGTCTGATACTGCGGTGATCAAAGTAATTGGTACGCTTGGATCTGCGGCACCGTTTGCAGTCAATTGTTCGTTTCCACTAACAATATTACAAGTAGAGCGCACCACGCCACTGTTCAATGGTTGTAGCACCAAATCCACATCAGCAGAGTCACCAGCAACTGCGATCGCTGGTCCACTCGCCGAATCGCCGCTCTTAATGTTAATAAAGTTTGCTGAGTTTTCACCGCTCAACAACAACACTTCGTCGCCGTTAGAATCTAAGACCTGATTTATTTTAGGCGAAGTAAAGGTCTTATTTGTAACTGTTTGAGTTGCAGTGTCAACTACTACGTTTCCTGTGTGATTAGGCAACGTGATTGTTTTCATAGAACCGCTGGAGACGTCACCGACAAATTTGGTCGGATATCCGCTAGAAGAATCTCCGAAGAAAATAGTACCATTTGTGCCAATATGGAAATCGTCGTGCGCTGCTACTGAATCGCCATACAAAGATTCAAAGATAGTGCTGAAGTTTGTATTAATTTTATCAGCAGCTGCTCTCAGCGTATCGCCAGTTCCGTCATTAGCAGTGGCGCCATTGAGTAGTTTTTGTCGATTCGTGACGTGTGCCATTTTTCAGTTCCGTAAATTTATACTGTTATTTATACTGGTTTTTAGTTGTTATCACCAGGATTTAAGTTAGGATACTCGGTATATTGAATCAGATTTGGTGTATTAGATTCCAGCAAAGGTTCTCTATGGGACCCTTGCGTTGCTGCCCAAGCATCGTAACCACCAACGCCATGATAGACGTTGCTATCATATGTAGAGTAGATGGTAGTTTGCATTCCTGAACCGTTACTATCATATCCATACCACCTATCTTCGTCAAGAGGGTTGATAATGTTGGAGAGATCTGCATAAGTATCGTCCAATGTCCTTGCTTCAATATTGTCTGCTTGGTAAACTGAACCATACTGAGTATGCCAATTCTCTATGTTCCTTGGATGGTTCATATCATTAACTCGAGTTCTGATACGTTCGCCGTATGGTCCTGGTCCGATCTCAGTGATTGAAGTAGAGAACAATCCTGTTCCGTTGCGATCGTTCAAGAAATCAGTTGGCGTGAATCCAGAATCAAACTTATCGGCAACAAACTTACCGCCAACAAACTTCTGCATAATTTGAGCAGTAGAGAACACATCTATAGGTGGTGGTGGTTCGATAATCGATGGTTGCGGACCCAAGTTAAAATCAAAAATAGAATTAATTTGCACCTGACCAGCAAGATACATACCAGCAGGGTGTACAAATGTTTTGTAAGCATCTCTCCATACTGGTACACCAATTGGAGTAGAAATTAATATTCCATACAACTGATAGAAGGTATTATCAGTGATCCTCTTTAAAGTAAGTTCTGTTCCGATAGTAGAATAACTTCTTCTCGTTGCTTCTACCTTCAAATTTTGTCCTGGTGCCAGTAATGCTTTATTCGCCAGATAAGAAATTTTGCTATCGCTGTCTATAATTGGATTACCAGACCCGTCGCTGTCAAACTTATTAGAAGAAGCAGGTTCTAGTAAAAGTCCAGCGCTATCCAGCGTTTGTAAAACGATTGCCTGTTTAGCAAAATCAACAGTATAGTCTAAATCTTGACGCAACTGGATATAATCTCCATTGCTGTCTGTGACCGAAACTACAATATCGGAACCTTTGAAGGTGTATGGGAAGTTTCTGCCTGTTGCTTCGCCATTACCTGCGAATATCATTTCTTCTTCGTTAGGGTCACCGACAAAAAAGACTTCGTCTTTGCCGTATCGGACTTCAATATCTAATCCATAAAATACACGGAAAAACTGTTTGATAGAAAATTCAGTACCTTTGGATCGGTACAGCAGATTAGAATATTGAAGCGAAGTTCTTTTGTCGTTGAAAGATTCGTAATAAGGTTTGCCCAGCAATAATTCGTTTGCAATAAAGTCCAACAGTTCAACTTTTGCGCCTGCAATATCCCTATTAAGGAGAAGGTCGTTTAGCGTTTCTGCGACATTGCCTTCTTCTTCTAGTGTCTTGTAGTACTCTTGTAAGAATTTTACAAGTTTTGGGTACTTGTCGTCAAAGTGCCCAGGAAGAACATCATAAACATGATATTTGTCTAGGTCTAGATTGCGACGATATACATCTGTTAGAGTCTTATCTAACATTAGATAGTGTCTACCTTAATTGCTTTCGAGAAAGATTCTTCTTTGTCGAATCGAATAATATTATTAAGTTGAGCAGTTACAGCAGATTCGTTTGCTGGCACGGCAAATATCTTTATGAAGTTTCTACCGCCAGGAATAGTCTGTACTGATAGATTTTCTATATGTACTTCTCCTCGAGCAGCATCATAGTAACCAACATTGCTGACCATGACTTTGCCGCCAATCGTAACAAGTTCCAATACGTTAGAAGGTTTCCTGTCAAAAACCACAGGCACTCTTCCCTCTGGCGAAACTCTTATCCGATCGTTCACTTTGTTCCTTATGATACAAGTTTGATTTCTGAAGATAAACAAACTAGAGGTGATAGTGTGATCATTGGTAACAAGCGGGTCTCTAAGAGCGACAGGGAAAGTCAAGTCAAATTTTTGTTCTAAGTTAAATATAGGCAAGATTCTTCTGTTTACTTTTATATCTGATCTAGAAGAAAGCACTGAAGCATCAGCGGCATCAATAGCAGTCAGCATATTCGACTTACGGAATACTTGGTCAAACTTACCAGTGTTCTCCAAGAAATATTGATCAATGGCATCAGTCACCAATGAGTTTACTGTTGACTCGCTGAATCCAGTTAATGACGGATTGAATCTAAAAAATGTTTGGCATGATATAAAAGTCGTTTCTGGATCAGTAAACTTCAAGTCAAAAGAAGCGATTGAAAACTCGTCAGCAAGATCTAGGATACCTTGCCGGACGTCGGAAATAGTTGAGTTTGAAAGATTGTCTTTAAATACAATGGACGTAAACACCGAACCATAATCTGGTTTGGGATCATCTTCGCCACCCCAAGACTTAATGTCGTCAATAAAAGAAGAATATTTTTTAAGTATCAATGCGGAGTAGTCGGTTGACGTTACCATTCTATTTTGTGCAGCATATTGATATGGCGCATTTATTCGCATAGATTCTATTGATTCTTTGTCTGCACCACCAGAAGATCTTGACAATGTTGTGACTCCAACATCACCCTCATCTACCTCTACAGTAGAAGAAGTCGTAGTGGCAAAAGTAAAACTGGATGCAATTCTAAGGGCAGAAATTTCGTTAGCAATAATTCCATTCGTTCTTAAGTAATTGACTTCGATAACTTGTCCAGAAGTCGGTGCGGCACCCAAAGAGTTGCCGTTACCGAAAGTCAGTTCATACAGTCCATTGGGTGATTCCCTTAAAACATACAATCTAGATTGTTCGTTAATCGTAGTGGCATCAAGCAAGTTTACATACTGAGTAAAGTCGCCTCTGGTATTTGCACTCTGCTGATTAGGATAAACTTTTATGATCGCAGTTGTGATGTCCATATTCTCATCTGGTATCACATAAACAGTATCTGTTACCTCTCCAACTATAAATTGTTGATTGACTTCAATACCTTCAAAAACTTTAATAGGCAGAGATGGATCTGCTATTGGGGCGAATCTGTACACCTCTCCCGCAACTGAAGTCGCAGTTAACGACTCTCTGTTTGTAAAAGTATAGTCCACACCATCTTTAGTCCCACGGAGGACTAATTCTCCTGGCAACAAAGTTTGGGAGTTTTGAATTATAAGTGGATACCCAGCAGTGTTAACATTAAGAGTGATTGTACACTCCGGCGACTTTTTAGAATCGGGCACATAACCTAAAGATTCAGCAAGAGAAACTACTGATGGACGCAATTGCGCAGTTACAAGGAAAGACTCGTTTAATGAAAAGTTTGCAATCAATCCATTAAGATGTGTGTTGTATGCCAACACATCCAAAATATTGGATAAACCGGAACCTTCAAAATCATAATCGTTGAACTCTCCGCTATTTCTCAGAGAAGTCTTCAACGACTCTTTGATTGTATTAAAGTCTAGTTGCGCTGAAGTAATAGTAGTTGATGCCATTATCGTAACCTATTCATGTTAACTCTTGCTGTAAATTCCCCTTGCTCATTTTCTATAGTAAACTCCACAATAACTGCGATAGTATTTCTTAGACTGTTTCTACTAAAAATACTACCTGCGCCCTTTTCGACTAAAGTATCACCATCATAAAACTTGACGTCTGTGACAGTAACCCTTGGTTCGTCTCTTCCCAGCGCATTGACTACCATTTGAGAAATAAGAGTTTCCGAATAAGTCTCCACTGTCTCAAAAAGCATAGCACGGAGGTTGGCGCCATATTTTGGTCTAAATGGTTTTTCGAGTCTATTGGTTAACAATATATTTTGTACAGACTGTACTACTGCTGCCGCATCACTTTTCTTAAACACGTCTCCTATGAAACCCTCTGGCGTGCCATTGTTATAACTGGTCGGAGTGCCAGACTTAGCAGTAAAAGATAAGTCTATGTCGGAATATTGTATTTTTTTACCAGTGACAAGAGTATTGTCTTTTAATCCTGGTGTGACTCGTTTTAGTGCCATTTGTTATTATAGTCCAACAGTCTGATAGTTCTATTTAGTCGGTAATTTCTATAAGATCTGACCCAGAAAGAGTTTGCCTGTTGAAATAAGTGCTAACCTTCATTTCAAAGGTTGCTTTAAAGTCTTTTTCAATTTTAGGCATGACTACTATCAATTGTTGTGTCATAACTTTGTCAGGGCGAGTCATATCATAGTCCAAACTCAACTGATCATAAAAGAACGTATCCCTAATATACAACGCCAACTCAAAACCTGCGCTGTAGTCAATTTTGCCGCGAGAGTTGTATAACGTGTATACGCAAGCACGACCTTCGTACTTCAATTGGTTAATAGGATAACCACCTTTTACAATAGACTTCTGAGTACCACCACCATCTTCTTTACGGTATGGTTCACGCCAGTATCTTGCTTTAGCATCTGCTTCTTTCTTACCGTCAACTGCTTCGCGAATACCATTGGCAGGATTATAATATCCTTCCGTGACCTGTAATCGGAAGTTCTTAAATTCTTTTGCCGAAGAAATACCTTCCATCAACCATGCGTGTAGGTAAAACTGACGGGCAAGATCCTGTCTATCCTTTACTATGGGCACAAACTCAAGTGAAGTTTTAGATCCTGGTGCGCCAAAGAACTTCGACATTGTACTAGATTTTGACAATCGGGTTCTACTTGTAATCGGAGCATCCATCTTATCAGGATTATAAACTGGATCTGCTACGATAGTCCTAGTTGTCGCCTGTTTGTTTTTGGGCGTAAAAGTCTTAGAAGCACGTTCCAAAGGATTGCCAAGCAAAGTGTATCCAAATCTAGGGGTCGGTTCGCT